TTAGTGTCCACATTTTATATTTTCCAATCCTTCCCTAATTTTTAGAGCAATTTCATAAGCTAAGTTTACAGGAACAGCATTTCCGACTTGCTTATATTGCTGACTTACGCTACCACAAAATTCCCAATCATCGGGAAATGTTTGACATCTTGCATTCTCTCTAACCGTAAAAGGTCGTGGATCTATTGGGTGACATCTATCGGTTTGTTTTTGACTCGGGGATGTTAATACTGTTAGAGATGGTTCATCGAGACTTAGTCTTCGCAATATGCCAGTTCTTCCACCACCCATATCCCAACAGCTTTTCATATATTCTTTTGCTATACTTTCTGGAATATCTCGCCAATATCCACCGGGAGGAACTAGTTCAAAAATAGCTTTTTTATAGTCTGAATATGAAGCGCCGACACTTTTTGGGCAGTCCAAGAGTATGTCTTTTAAAACTGGTTTATATTCGTGCGGATTTGGGAATTCAAAGTGTATTTTGCTTGCTAGATCATTTCTAATACCTACTGTGATTAGTCTTTCGCGCTTCTGAGGAACACCATAGTCCCATGCGTTCATTACTTTAATTTGAGTATCTTTAATAGTATAGCCTTCTTGTTCAAATATATCTAAAATAGTTTTATAAGTTCTGCCATGATCATGATTAAGCAAACCCTTTACATTTTCAAATATAAACATTTTAGGCTGAAGCTTTTTTAAAAATTTTGCATAATGATAGAATAATGTTCCTCTTGCATCCTCGAGACCGAGTCGGTTTCCAGCATATGAAAAAGATTGACAAGGAGCGCCTCCAGATAGCAAATCCAACTCGCCTTTTTTTAAAGAGAAATAATCTTCTAAATCAAGTTTTGATATGTTAGTGATATCATCATTTATAACTCGCCAATTCGAGCGATTGTGCTGAAGCGTATCTGCAGCATTTTTATCATATTCGATTAATCCAAGTGTATCAAAACCTGCTTTTTCTATACCTAAGGCAAGACCACCGGCTCCGGCAAACAACTCTATTGTGGTAAAACGATGATTGTTATTATCTGGTATTATATCCATCATTTCTCCTATATTACAGTTAAGAACTGTACAGATTTTTTCAATGCTTTCCATAGAAACAGTCTCTTTTTTTCCAAGGCGAGCTAACACATTAAAACTGATTCCTGAAATATCTTTCAGTTCAGTTTTTTTTATATTTTTTTGTTCAAGAATATTCCAAAGTTTATCGTAGCAAACAGCCATCTGTCCTCCAAAACATAAATTTAATCTAACGATATCGTGAGATTGTTTAATTTTATCACATGAAGATTAACGTTCAAAGTATTTTATTTTATCAGTCACATAGTGAAATTTGCTATAAAATCCCCAAGCTTACATAATATTCTCCATATAAAAAATAGTTCCCTATGCAAATGCAAAGGAAACTATTTTTGAAATTTGAGTTACTATCTCTGTTATTGCAAATATTAACGCTTCGAGAACTTCAAATGTGCATTTATCAAGGGTAAATCACAATTTGTTACTAATATGTTACTTAATTCAACGTATTAATTGCATCTAGTTTTGATTGCAACGTGATATGTGTATATACAGATTCAGTTACACCGTTACCAGCATGACCAACAATTGATTTAATTATACGCTCATCAATCTGATTGTTGGCTAATCTTGATATGAGGGTATGACGTGCATCATGTGGTTTATGATTCATCCCGAATCGTTCCATGATTGATTTCCAATATATGCGGTAGTAGTTGGAGTATTCGAATTTATTTGATTTACTATTACATATAAGGTAATCGGAATTTTTACCAAACCAATGATTTATTATTGGTGTGATCACATCAGCAATCGGAACTTGACGGATTCCCGATTCGGTTTTCGATTTGGTCACATTAAAATATGATTCATCAAGATTAACATCTTCTTTTCTCAGTTCGAGAAGTTCGCCAATTCTCACACCAGTATATAATAGCATTAATATAATCATTACACACTCATCATCCGAATTATCCCATAGAGTTTTAATTTCCCCATCTGTAAAAGGTGTTCTATCATATCCGTTCGGGTTTGATTTACCGATATCAAGATACCTTATCATATCCCGTTTATCCTTGGTCGCTAGTTCATTTATAACCGCATAATCATACATCAAACCGAACATAATTTTGAACTTCTTTAATGTTGGTGTGTTCTTATTTGATGTATCAATGATATGTTGTAGGTGCATCAATTTAATATCATTAATGTTCATATGTTTGATTGATTCGCATAATTTCCAAGATGCCTTGACACCGTTTATATTGGATTTTGAAACTTTTTCAAAGTGTTTAGATGACCATAAATTATACAGTTCTTCAAGTGTAAAAGCTTGAATTTCCAACGGGTTTTCATTATACCGTGATAAACCCTCAATCGCTTCTTTTTTAGTTGGATAATATCCAACAAATTTATAAATCGGATACGATTTCTTATTTTCAAAATCATCGTTCCATCCTATGGTTTTTCTTGCACACCACGGGTTACGACGTTTTCCACTCAGTTTATAAACTGAACCGAACCCATTAGGTAATCTCATAAATATTCACATCCTTTTGTAAAATTTGAGTACACAAAACATTCAGATGTGATATAATATGTATGGATATCACATCCAAAACCGATTGAAAATCTTTTATTCCTAAAACCGTGTTGACCAACTCAGCACGGTTTTTTTCTTTAGTGGTTCAAGATGGTTCAACATCGGTTCAAGATGTAAAATAATCTTGAACCGTATCAACACTAGTAATATCAACGCTCACAGCGTTCGGGTTCAAGATGTTCAACATTTTTCCCTATATTTATATATTTTTGATTTTTGTAATATATTAAACTTTTTTAAAATTATTCAAAAATAAGGGAATTATCTTGAACCTTGAACCGCAAGCACTCAACATCAGTAATATCAACAATCCTAGCGGTTCAAGATTGCAAAATAATCTTGAACCAATCTTGAACCAATCTTGAACCCGTTGTTATTTTTTATAAAATTTATGTACTAAATTGTGTTATTTACTAATTCGGAGTGGCATCACCAATCCGACAATTTTCTCACCTTCTTTGATATAAATCGGATGTTGTTCCCCTTCACACCAAAATGTTGAATGTTTCGTATCAAAATTTCTCAAAAGAATTTTGCGACAATGCATATTTATTCTATTATTTCTAAAAATATTACATTTATGTTTGTTGATTTGTTTCTCTTGAGGAAGTAAATTTACTTCTTCCAAACCGTGTTTTGCGAACAATATTCTCATCGTTTTCTTTTTTAGATACTCCACATCTAACATAAATTCATCATACGGGATTCGATAAACTATTGTTCCTTCGGGATTCATGAGTGCTATATCATTATCGATAATTTCATACATCCATGAACGTTCGGAATCAATAATATCTTTGAGAATGTTCTTAATCTTCACGGTGTATACTCCTTTCTTTGCTGAATCCTTCGGGATAGCGTTTCATTAGTTTATCGATATTTTTCTCGAACACCTCAGATAAATCTATATCGCACATTTTAGCTATAACGGCTAAATACCATGAACAATCTCCGAGTTCCTTGATTAGTTCCTCACGGTCGAGATCGTGACCATGATATAAATATTTCTTTAAAATATCGACCGTTTCCCCACACTCCCCAGCCAAGCCAAGACCAGCGTTAGCAAGCGTGAATTCCTCTGTAACTGTACGCATACAAGCGTGTTGATAATCATTAGCTAACATAATTTACCCCTCTATATACACCATTTTAGAATCTCGATAAACATCCATAGCTGGTGTAGTTTCAAAATCAATACCATCATCGGTGTATCTCATTGTTGATAATCTAGCTTCAGAATCAAGCGGATACACCATTAATAATTCAATCAATTGTTCTACCGTCATGACAACCACCACCATAATAATTTTGAAAATAGACCGATTAAAATTAAGTCGCAAGCTAGAAACGCATTATTTGCGAATTTAGGTTTGGTATCGATGTATAGAACACCAACACCACCTAGAATCAACGCAATTGCCAATAGTATCATATATAACTTCATTTCATCACCTCGATTATTCCAGCATCTAACAAATCATCAATGTAATTGAATGTCATTTGAGCAATACCCGATAATTCGGGATCAGTCGAATATTTTGCATCTCTATCGAATCTAAAACCACACATACCATCATATGCGTAACAACTTATCACAAACTTTTCTTTATCCTCATAAAACTGCGATGTGAAGCCGTTATCGTTGAAATCAATTTGTGTTTCATTGTGACACAATATCGGATTATATCGATTTAATGCGATATTATTGAATACCCTATATTTACCAAGTAACATGTAATCTTTATCGATATTTCCCCTAAATTTATCAACATTTAATTTGAATACGTTATAGTTCTCTATTCTTGAAAATTCTACATTTCTTCCCATTGATTTTTACATCTCCTATCTCACATTCAAGTAATCTTTTTATTTCCATGCTGAATTTCTTTTGTGATACCTTCGAAAAGCCGTTCTTATAACAGAATGAATCATACATTGTGAATACTTCTGATGTTGATTCATTGAGTATCGCATCTTCCCCGAACTCGTCCACGAACTGAATAATCGGATTATTATCCTTCTCGAATTCATCAATCTGTTTTGTTACTGCTTCCGAATCCGTGAATCCATTGTTCATTAGTACACGTTCAAGACCTTGTAAACCTAACTGAATCAAGTATTCTGTTGGTGTTTGTTCAGTCAATAAACTGATGATGTTCCACTTATAATCGGGGTCATCTTTGCTGAACTCAGCATTAAATGGTATGATTACCAATCTTCGTTTTATCGCCTTGAACCCCTTATTTCGTACCCTTGGTATTTCGTTAGCACTAAATAATAGCTTTACTGATGGTTTAAAGAAAAACACATCTTGCCCTTTATTTTCCGCCTTGATATCGTTACCGCTAACAATTTTCTTAAATTGTGATATCGCTTTACCCTGTAGAAACTCATCCGATATATCATCTCCAATATTGGCAAGTTTACCGAACATAGTTGTTGTGCTGAACTTCTCCGATAGTTCATCAATATCTAGCGATACATAATTATTTCGCCCTAGTACATTCCGAACCATATCAAGGAATGTTGATTTACCGTTTGAACCAGTTCCCGTTAGGATAAATGATTTTGATAATTCGTTACGTCTGTAGAAACAATAACCGATACATTCTTCAAGCAATGAGCGTATTGATTCATCGTTACAAGCAATTTTATTGAGTGTCAAATCTACCGTTTGATCATATGCGTTAGGATTATAATCCCATGGTATTTTATTAGTTATAGCGTATTCAGGTGAGAACGGTAACAACTCTTTTGTTGTCAAGTTCAATATCCCATTTCTGAAGACTAAATAATTTGAACTGAATGGTTCTTCATTATTAGGTGTGATAATCTCCAAGTATTTGAGCGTTTCACTTCTCTGTGTAGCTTTAAGATTCGGTATAATCTCAATCATCTTTGATTCAATTAAGCGATATGATGCTGTATAAATACCATCATCATATATATGTAACTGATTGTTGATTCGCTTGATGTGATATTGATTCTTGATATATCTTGCGAATGTATCGAATAAGAACGCATTTTTCTTAAAGAATATCGGTGCTTCAAACGCTTCATCACGTGTAATCGTTTCAATTTCATTATCATCCAATGGTTCATCAAATACATGATTATTTATATTCTTCAAAATCTCGATTATTTCATCCCTACTAAGATTTAGCTGAGATTGAAGAACTAATATATACTTGTATAATTCCCCGTTCCTTCCGTCACCCTCAGTTAACCCCAAAACATCTATACTTGTATTAACGGGTAACAATTCATTCGGAACTACATCTATTTCATCGGGTTCGAACTGTGGGGGGAATCTATCCACCCCGTTAACCCTCAATGGGATATAAGTTGAACCCGAATGAATATCTGCAATCAACCCAACAGCTAATTTTTTATCTTCTCCACCTCTTGCGATTCTTTTATCGGGATTTCTCCAATAAGTGTGTATGTGCTTATTCCTTGGATTTTCAAGAATTAAACAATTCCAGTTGTTGGAATCTGCCATTTCAAGGAACATATCGGATAGTTCTTCAGAATCGAACGATATATCAATGAATTCAGAATTGAGAATTGCACCGAACGATTCGGAATCTATCACATCATCCCATGATTTAAGATTCGCATTTTTAACTTTTTGTATTGGTTTTTTACCCTTCCCGATTGCGTAACCTTTAAAAACTAAATCGTTACCGTTCCATTTATTCATAAGCAACTCCGAATTTATGTAATCTATCTTTTGCAACACCTATATACCAACTCTTATCGAGTTTCTTCGGAACTTTCACATCATTAACATCACCGTTGTAAATGAATACATGTTCGGGCGTACTTTCGATTTTTTCGATTTTGTCACCCTTTGTTTTCCACAACCCACCATCATTTTTATTGATAGATGCGAACGCTCTCACACATTTTTCATTGAGTAATTTACGTTCACCCGTGAATTCTCTGAACATCTTTAATCTCCCCGTTGCTGGATTGATTCGTTGAATACTCGACCAACATCCACCATGAAGGATTGAATCATATTTTGATGAAATCTTTTTGACCGTCTGAAACTCCTTCAAATCGTTACAAGTATTGATTGTTCGTTCGATTGGAACACCCTTGACCATGTAATCAACGAGTGCTTTATTAACTATAGGCAAATCATAATCAAGTCTGTTGAGTTTCTTAACGTATTCTCCTTTAGCCTTATAATTACCCCATTCATCTATTATCAGATAGTTATTAACATCTTTTTGGAAAATCTCACCATATCCGTAATCGTCAAATTCGAGCGTCAACCCCGTTCGCTGTTCCCATTCGTAAGCGATATCATCAATCATTGCGTAATCATCATAGTTGAACATTCTGATTAGAATACCATCCGTGTTCACCTGTATGATTTCACATTTACCCTCTAGCCTTTCGAGAAGGTCAACACCAACCAATATTTGACCGAATATACAAGTGTTGTTTGCACCTCTAGGATCATACAATTTATTGTATTTATCCTTCATCGCTCCGTATGTTCCATTCAGTACGATTTTAAACGGTGCTTGTTCCTTCTTCTTTCCTTCAGCTTTCAGCTTTAATCTGTGATGCAATATACCTATATATCTATCTCGCCCCTCTTTGGTAACTGAGCGTGAAAAACAGTATTCCGCGAACAATGCCATAAGTGTTGGATACAGTGAACCAACATCCATATTTAGGAAAAAACCTTTCGCATGATATTTAGTCAACGCACCATGTACACCACCATAGCCGAACTTCATCGGGATACCAGCCATGATTAACTCTAATTGATTAGTCTTATTACCCACCCTGTAACGGTGATTTTTAGGATTGGTGTACCAATCCACAACTTGCGTGTACTTCTCAACTCTTGCACAATCGGGAATATGTATATCGAACTCATCATCATATGTTCTTTTCGTTGCTCCCAAGATTTCAGCACTTAACTGAACCTTAGTTTTAGATATATACGATAATGGCATCTTATACATCTTCAGTAGTTCCATCTGTGCTTCGAAATCTGAAATACGTTCAAGTAGGATTTCAGCAGTTTGATGAACATCATGCCTACAGTATGTTGCTAACTCATTGAGTTCCTCATTGGTCAACTTCCTATCTATATCGAACGATATTGAAGATTCTTTGATGTTGTTACCCATGAACCCTTCAAACTTCTTCAATCCACCATCTCCCGATTCCATAACATCATAGTTATTTAGTGGAATCTTATTGAACAGTTTCGAAAATGTATAACCCGACTGATTGTTCTTGATTATATGATCATTACACTCTTTCGGATTCAATCCGCATATAATCGATTTAAATATAAATTGGTCATAGTGCCTTGAATTAAATCCCACCCATATGGATGATTTATGTTTCTCGTAAAAATTAATCAGTTCATCACGATTATTAATAATTGTGTGTTCCGTTTTATTTAGTAGGTCAAGCACGACCACTAACCAATCGTGCTTGACTACTTCGAAATCGTAAACTAACATGTTCGTTTACCCTTCAAATACCTCTTTGATTGTGTAAATTGGATAATCCTTCTTGTTCTTCGAATACTCAATCATGTATTCAAGACCAGCATCATCAATAGCTTCGTGAATATCCATAATCAGATTGTTATACTCACGGTATCCAACGAATGAATCAACATCGATGCCGGTTTCAAGACTTCTCAAGAACTTGTTAACTAGTGCAATTTGAAATCCCTTGGTGATTACTTGATTGTAGAACAGAAGTTTGTTTTCAAATTCTCCCGCAAGGATACGCATCCAACAACTGAACATCGGGTCACCGTTTTTAGTTTCCTTGATTTCCATCTTCTCAATATTCACTTCATATTTGCCCGTTGGAACTTCCTCATATTCTCCAACCCCACCGTTTTTCTCAACTTCTTGAACGTCCTCAGATAGTGCCTTGCTATCGACCTTCTTATCCCACTTATCGAAAATACTCATATTTATTTACCTCTCTTTTTATTTCTCTCCATTAGATATACGATATAGTCTTTACACAAATCATGAGCTTGTGCGTTAAATGCGAATGATAAATCATGATTGTTGTTTATAAGATTGTTGAGTGCCTTAAACATGGCATTCTTACCACTCTCATGATATGTTTTAACCAACCCATCCCAATATCCAAGCTCTTTGAGTTTCCTAACCAACATTGCGTTCTCTCCTCGTTCTTCGAGTTCTCTTTGGTTTTTCTTCTTCAACTTCCTCAACTTCTTCGGGAATATCGTTTATGATTTCTTCGAACTCAGTTTGAACATGCTGTTCTTCTTCCACTTCTTCTTTCTTTCTTCTCCCTCTTTTTGGTTCTTCAACCTTTTCAGTTTCTTCAGTTTTATCCACCTTGTGAACGTTCTCGTTCGCTTCGTCATAAACTTTGCATAACTCTGACCAATCGAGCGGTATCGATGTGTGTGTGATATTCTTTAATCTACCACCACCAAATACCACTTCGTTTGACTTGAAATTTAGTGTTCTTGTTCCGTCATCCTCTACAACAACCCTCGCCACAATATCAACCATACCAGCGATTTTATTAGCGACCTTTTCAGCGATATTTGGTTTAATTGCTGTAATCTTATCTCCTGTTTTCTTTGTAATATCCTTGGATGTATCTTCATGACTGATTAAAACGATATTTTCATAATCAAGATTCATCAATCTTCTGATTGTTGATAGAAATTCAGTTCTCACCTTATCCCACGCTCTGAATGAATCATCCGATTCGTGATCAATACCGAGTTTGTCATACATGTATAATCTGCAAGATTCGTATGTATCTTCGAGAAGGTCAACAACAATTGTTTTAAAGTTGTTATCGTTCTTCTCTAGTTCCCCGATTGCGTTCTTGAAATTTTCCCACGCAAGAACTTTGATTCTCCCCTCGTATGTATCCTTGATTGGTAGATACTGCATTGTAACGAATTGAACGTTACCATCTGTATTGAGATTTATCGGCATCGGTGCGGAATCCATAAATGTTGTTTTTCCGCTGAATGCTCCACCATATAGCCATAACTTACGTTTTGTAGCTGTTCCAACTTCTCTACGTTCTGCCTTAGGTAAAATCATATAATTTACTCCTTCCATACATAGTTCTCGATACTCACACCAATCGCACAAGTATGATTGAACCTTCTCAAATTCCTCTGTTCGTTCTAGTTTTATTGTTGATTTTAGAAAATCGATGACTTTATTTTCTTGATATTTAACTTCCTTAATTGTTATATCTAGCTTGTTCAGTTCATCAATTATCCTAGTTCTGAAATCTTTAAGTGTTTCAGTTTTCTTCAGTCTAATGTTTGTTTTCGGAACAAAGACGAAATACATATTCCGAATATCGATGTTAAGTATCTCTTTTATGAAATACTTATAAACATGTAACTGCCTTGATTCCATATAATGGTCAACATTGTTTGAATACTTATAATCGTATAAATCATATTGACCATTACCACATGGAACTAATAAATCCGCTGTTCCTTCGTACCAATCATTACTGAAGTTAACTTCGTGCAACCCATCGGGTACAATTTTCTTGATTTTAGGAATCCAATATTCTAACTTGATAACCTCATCTATATGTTTATCTGTGATTATTGGATAACTCATCAAGTATTCTTTGATTGCTGTTTCTGAATCAACTTCCATCGCTCTATGTAACGCTGTACCAATCCTTAACGGATTTTGAGGGTCATCAGAATCGATAATTTCTATATTATCGATATACTGCAATTTGTACCGCATTTCGCAATTTTCGAATTGCTCGACTGTTGAAAAATGTATCTTCATCGCTTATTCCTGTTCGTTATCCAAGTTAAAACGATTAACGTTGTACATATTATCAATGTAATATCTGTTGCTGTTGACTCTCCCATTTGCTTAACCACCTCTTTTTTAATTCCGCATATACGGATTTATCACCGTGAATTAACTTCTTGAAATTCTCAAAATCTTTGGGATATAAAAGAATCGCATATCCACCAGCATCATTGATTTTGTTTAGATTCATCAACTGAAGTGTTGAGGGTCTTCCCGTTTCTGATTTAAGCTCTATTCCGTAAAAATCACCGTTTATACAAGCTAGTAAATCGGGGATTCCCGTTTTAGTGTATTTACCACCACCCCAATATTTGATGAACCAACCACCATAATTTTCGATGTAATCTTTAACCTTAGTTTCAAACGATTTTTCTTTACCCACTCACGATCACATCCTCACTAAACAGAACGGTTGCTTTTAAATAACCATCATTATAACTTCTTGTAATTCGTGATTTAGCCTTATGAATTGCTTCTTCTTTATTACCCGCAATCACAATCGATTCATGATGATTATGTCTACTTTTATACCCATCTGTATAACCCTCTGTTAAACGAATTGTATATTTTGTTACAATCTGCATTTATTTCACCTCGAATCTGATTGAATCCTTGCGTGTTGTGATTTTCGGATAATCTTCCAGCAGTTCGGCATACAACTTCGGTTCTTCCTTCTCAAGTTCTTTTGTATCGATACTAGTTGAAGTTGAACCATTCACCCTTGTGATTTTGATGAACTGATTATCAATCGACTTAATACCATAATCGTTCATGAGTTTTTCAAGTTTTGTTTTTAGTTTCTTTTCATCCGCTTCAAGTTTCTTTTTAGCCTTTGTTGCATCAGCAAGACCCTTGAACAATGCAAGATTCTGTTTTTCGAAAACAACTAATTCATTTTCGTTGAAATCCTTTTCTTCGTTGAGAAGTTCAATATTCATCTTTTACCCCCTTGTTTGTAGTGATTAAAATCACCCCTAGAATTAACTTAATTAATAGTGCCGACCAATTGATATTTGGTTCTGTTTCGATATCCCCAGCGATTGAATATATAATCAACACACCTGTAAATTTAAGTAAAAAGTTCATCCGTAAAATCCTTTCGCATTTCGAGAGTTCTCAAAATATGTTCTTCGATACTGTTTTTACAAATCATCAGATAATAGATGCACGTTTCATTTTGTCCAATTCTATGGATTCGCTTCTTTGATTGTTCAAAATCCTCACTTGATAACGGTAATGTGAAGTACACTATCTTGTTACATTTCTGAAGGTTTAGACCCTTCGAACCCGCTTGATATTGAACGAGCGTTACACTTGATGAATCATCGTTGTATGCTGTCAAATCCTTGTTGTGTCCGTTGATTTCAGAAACTGAACGATTTAAGTGTTCACAAATCCGTTTTAAATGCTCTAGTTCTGCGTTGAATGAATAAAATATAATCACCCTATCATTTGTACTTTCCAGCAGTTCACGAACTACGTTAAGCTTCTCTTGATTGTATTGACCACATAATTGACGAGCATATAACACCTTCGATAATGTGTTATCACCGATTAGTTCTTCATTACCTATACAGATATATGAGTGTTCCATGAACAGTTTGTACTCTCTCGAACTTGGAACGTTGATTCTTTGAAATCTCTGTTCGGGTAGTTCAAAACATTCTTCTGTTTTCATAAATACCGCCCCGAACTTACGCATCTTATACTTCAAACGTTCAACGTTCTTGTATGGATTATCTTTATCAACTATCTTGTGTCGAATTCCCGAACCGTCATCTTCTGTCAATGTCCAATTAACATACTGACGTTCATATAATTCTTCGGAAATGTTCCATCCTAGAAGTTTGAGTTGTGACCATAGATTTTCATATTTACCACCTACTGGTGTACCACTCAGAAGAATCACATTTTTGGGATTTAGTGATAAAACAAATTTCGATTGTTTCGCTTTTTTATGATTCTGAATCAAAGACGATTCATCTAGCATTAATGTGAAATCACTCAATTTAATTAATTCTGTTCTTCGCCATGCTAGTTCATAATTGATTACTCCAACACCATTATTAGATTTCCAAAATTCCTTGAACTCTTTAACGTTAGTTAAATTAAATGTTGGGATATCGTAATGTTCCTTGAAGTGATCAACCCAATCATCAATCTTTGATTTCTGACAAATCAGCAAATCCCGTTGATTTTCACCGTGTAACATCATTAGTTTTTCAGCACCAACAAATGTTTTTCCTAACCCCATATCGAGGTAATAAGCACATCTATTCATTGATTTAGTTTGCTCTAATGCATCCAACTGATGTTGATATAGATTAATCATTTGTAATCATTCCTTGTAACATTTCATCTTTAGCCTTCTGATAGAAGTTTCTATCGATTTCAAACCCATAAGATGTTCTTCCAAGTTCATATGATGCTCTTAGTGTTGTACCCGAGCCACAGCATGGGTCAATTACTACATCACCCTCATCGGTGAATATTTCAATCAATTGTTTGATAACATTAACGAGTTTTTGTGCGGGATGAATCTTTGGAATATCCTTTGAATCCTTTTCCCATTTGAACCAGTTAAAAATCATCTTCCCAGTTCCTTTGATATTCTTCCCGTTTTCGTCAACTTGTACACCATTTCGGAACTTAGGCAACTTATCACGATATAGAATTAATGCGTATTCAGTTGCTCCAACAACTCGCATGTTCGCCTTCAAAACTTGCGGACTGTAATTTTTAACGAACACTAACGGGATATAATTCACGAATCCATGTTTCTTTCCCGCATCTATAAGAGTTCCCATCTGTTCAAACGAACAGAACACAATCATGCATGGACTGTTGGAACTTCTACCACGTGCGACGGTTTTTGTATCATCCTTTTTGAGCATTTTCGAACAGAAGTGAAAATACTCATACAGATTGAAATTGAAATCGCTGTTGAACGCTGACTTCTTCGCAAATTTGGATTCACCGTTCTTGTTATCACCACCCTTATACCACATTGGATTTGAGCCATAGAATTTTGTTCCCACATTATAGGGAACATCTGCAATTATTAACTGTGCGGGTCTAACTGCATATTTCTTGTAATTCTGCATAGAATCTCTATATAATTCACACTTAATCAATTTTGATACCAACAACCCTTTCGAATTTTTCTTTGTCAAAATTTGGTAGTGATTTAATTGTTTTCTTATCATCACTATCTAGTTCATCCCACCAATTTTGACGTTTCTTTGAATAATCGAATTCTTTTAAGAATCCACCCGTAACATCATGTTCGGGATGTTCTTTCTTTTCATCATCGGTCATATGTTCTGAATAAACCCATCTGAGTTCGTCGAATGGCACACCGTTTAAAATGAATCTTGCTGGATGATTCAACCAATCACGATACGTCATTTCAGTTAGTTCATCGAACATATAGATGTTCGGTTCTTTGGTATTGAAAACTCCGTTTGAAAAGCTCGTATCGTTCCAGTCACCGCTGTTACGGTTACCGGTGTTCCAGTCACCGGTGTTCCAGTCACCGGTGTTACGGTTACCGGTGTTACGGTTACCGGTGTTCCA